CAGACAAGGTTTTTTCGGACTTTTCAGACGCAATAAAAGCTGCAGAAGCAGACAACGCTGCACGGTGTTTGTTGGTCATCGACGACGCTGCAAACGATGGTTCATGGCAGGCGGCTGCGTGGATGCTGGAAAGGCGGCACAAATACCAAAGGCAGGCAGCCGTGCAGGTAGAAACCACAGCAGAGCCACAAATGGAAATTGTCGACACGACCGCTGCAGACGGGCGAGCAATGGTAATAGAGCACGTTGCACAGCTCCCAGAAGATTTGATTTTGGCTGCGCTTAACTTGAAAAACGCCAGCGAGGCGAAGTGAAATTCGATCTGTCTTTGGTTGCGCGTGTTGCTGACCAGATAGCCAACGATCCGTTGTACACTTACGAACACTCACAGCCCGGTAATGGTGGCATGTCACCCGCACAACAAGCGGTGCACATGTCGCAGCATCCCAGGCGCCTGATGTTAGGCGGCAATCAGATCGGCAAGTCGGTCGCAATGAGCGCAGAAGCCTGGTGGCTTGCGTTGGGTCGTCACCCGTTCCGCGCATCGCCTGGGGCCGGTTCGCTTGGGTGGATTGTATGCGCAGACTTGCGTGCAGGATGGCCAAACATATCGCGCAAGATGCGAGCCCTACAGCCGCCTGATGTGCTCGATCCACGGTGCAAGTATGACGATGCACGCGGGTACACCTACATGGGCAGCAAAATGGTGCGGTTGCGCAATGGTGCGTTGATTGTCGGCAAGAGTGGAACGCAAGAGCTGATCGCATTGTCGGGTTCGACCATTGACTGGCTTATTTTTGATGAAGTGCCAAAACAGGCGCATTTTTCAGAGGCTCGCAGCCGTCTTGCCGTCAAGGGTGGCCCGTGCCTGATGGGACTAACGCCGATCGGGCGGCCGGTGGATTGGTTGCGCAATGCCACAACCGGCAACCCAAAAACGGGTGAGGAGCCACGTGAGAGCTGGGACGTGCAGCGCATCATTTTGTCTGCCGAAAATTGCCCACACAGAACGCCGCAAGACATAGCCGCGCAAATCGCTGCGTATGGCCCATGGGAATATCAACAGCGGGTTTTGGCAAAATGGGAGGGTGTGAGCGCGGAACGTTGGATACCAGGCTTCACAGAAGCATGTGTTTTTGATGATGAAAGCGCACCGCAAAAGGTAGAATCTGTTGGCCTTGGATGGGACCATGGCGAGCGGCCCGGTTCGTCCGTTTGTTACCTGGTAGCAATGAGCCGTGATCGGTTGTTTGTGTTGGGTGAGGTTGTAAGCAAAGAACGCAACACACCAAAAGAGGAGGCAATTGCAGTTGCGCAGATGTGCGCCAAGTGGGGTGTAAGCTTGCAGCACATAGAGCACGCTAGAGGAGACAGCAACAGTGCTGGGCGCATGGGTCTTGGTCTATCGGTGAACGATATGCTCGAACGCGCATTTGCGGACATCGTAAAAAGCAGCCGTGCACCGTTTTCGATTCGCGTACCGTACAAAGGCAGAGGCAGTATCAAAGCACGTGCGCGAATGTTGAACGCTGCAGCACTTGACGGGCGTTTTTTTGTACATCAAGATTGTGATGCGTTGATTCACAGCTTGCGACATTGGCGCGGCGAAAACAACGACCTAAAACATCCATACGATGCAGTGTCGTACATTGCAGATGTGTATCTGCAGGCAGACCACGGCGCCGATAATGGTAGGCTAATTGTGATTTGAGGAGGCAAAATGCCAACAGCAAAGAAAACAAAGAAAGAAGAAAAACCGATCGAACCCGGCTCCGTGTTGATAGTTAAGCTTACAAAAGGTAAAAGGGAACCGAAAGCACCGGCCGGTGTTAGCGTTTGGGTGATGGAAGGGGATCGAATGGTTTTGTCAGTTGCCGAAATGCATGCACGTGGTTGGGTTAAGAGGAAATATTAAATGTACAGCGCACCCAGCCACATACAGCCGGAATCGAATGAGGACAAAGACCGATGGCGCGAACAGGCTTTGCGGTACAGGCTGTTGACAGGTGCACACATTGAAGATCTGCGCGATGAGCTGCGCAAACTGTTTGCCCGCGAAATAGCTGCAGACCTTGAATTCCACCCGGACATGAGCCGCAACCCGTTGCGCATGATTGTGCAGCAGTTGGCCAACTTGTACCAGGAAACACCGAAGGTGCGCACCGATGATGCAGAAGCGGATTTGTCGCCTATTGTAACGCCGCGTCTTTGGCCTCTGCAGCAACAGACCGAAATGCTAACGCTCGGAATCAACGAGGCCGTTGTCCGTGTAGATTGGGAGTGGTGGCGAGGCGCAACACATGCAACGTACCGTCCTATTTCGCCCGATCTGATTGTTGCAAAACCTGACCCAGCAATGCCAGACCAGCCAATTGCAATCGAAGAATTGCGTTCACGTGTAAAGCCTGACACCGGCAAACAGTGTTGGGCGTTTGATGTGTACGACATCAGCGACCCACAAAACCCGGTGTTTCGCATCGATGCTATCAGCGACAAAGGCAGCAGATACGATGCAACAAGCGAATTTGCACCCGATTTGGTGGGGTCCTACCCATACATGCACGATGGGTTGCCGGTCTTGCCGTATGTCATCTACCACAAACGGATCGGTGCAGGTCTGTTCAATTATCGGGATGGAATAGAGCTTGTGCGCGGTTCGTTGCGACTTGCTGCGCTGTGGTCGCATTGGTGCGATGGATACCAGAACTGTGCGCATCCGCAGCGGTATGCTTTGGATGTCGACACCCAAGCAGGTGTGACCCGTTCGATCGGTGGTGTGTCGGTTGACGTTGTACCCATTGACCGCAAATCAATTTTGAAATTTCGTTCTGCGGGTCCTGGCACGGGCTCTATCGGTGCAATGCAGCCGTCGATGGAGCCGCGCAGCGCAGCAGAGGCCTTGCGCACGTATGCACATGGCCTTGCAATTTATGCGGGATTGAATCCCAGCGACCTGCAAACGACACAGGCACAGAGCGGGTATGCAATCGTAGTGGGTCGTGAGGGTATGCGGCGTGTAATGAAAGCACGCGAGCCGGCATTCATGGCTTCAGATCGGCTATTGCTGGCAACGGCTGCAAAGCTTGCCAACAGCTACGGTGGGCACAGTCTGCCGACAGAACCCAGCGCCTACAGCATCGAATACAGGGGCGCAAAAGAAAGCGACACAGAGCGCAAAGCAAAAGCAGAGCTTGTGCGCGCAGAGCTGGATATGGGCTTGATCTCAAAGGTGGATGCATTGCGCGCTTTGCATCCTGAGATTGAAAGTGACGAGGAAGCAATCGAACGGCTTTTGCGCGTAGAACGTTTGCAGCAAATTCTAACCACATCGACGGCAGATGACACAACGCCGACAGGGGATCAACAATGAGCGAAGAAACGACAGCACAAGCACCTGTGCAGAACGGAGCACCCAAAACACACAGCAACGGTGCGGAATCAGCACAGGTTCCAAGCTTCCGATTGCGCGAAGAAAGCGACCGACGCAGAGCGGCAGAAACACGGGCGCAGCAATTAGAGCAACAATTGACGCAACTGCAGGGTGAGTACGAGAAAGCCAAAAGCGGGTTGGGACAAATACAAAGTCAACACGCGCAAGATATGCATTTGATTGGTTTGGGCTTTCAGGCGCAGAGTGTTCGCAGGTTTTTTCGTCGTGAATACGCAGACAGCGTTGCAGAGTTGCAAGCAGACCAGCGGCCGTCTTTTGAGGAGTGGTTAACAGTCAGCAAGGACGATCCGTTGTATTCCGTGCACTTCGAACGCATTACACCGCAACAAGCTGCAGAGCCAACGCCAGAACCACAACCAGAAACACAAGGCGCTGACGCTTTGCTTTCTGCTGTGCGTCAGGCATTGAACGCAAACCCAAACAGCGGTGCAGCAACACCGGCCGCGCATACAGGTCGCCAGTTTTCAAACGATGAAATCCAAAGCATACGAGGCAAAAACTCCGGTGCACTAGGCGCCCACAAAGAACAAATACTTGCAACGCTACGTGCCGAAGGGCTAATCAAGTAGGGTTGCAGATTTTGTCCGCATCTTTCACAATCAACACAGAGCACCCGGTACGCCAATCCGTCAATTGGTGAACGCTCACAAATTCCAAACCATTACTTTTTGAGGTTTCAAAATGTCAGCTATTACCTTTACCGGGCTATCCTCTGCAGGCGGCCGCGTTTCGTCTGTTCTTTCCGCACTACTCTTCGAGAAAATCCACGACCCAACCGACTTGCGCGCAGTAATGACAGAGGTTCCATGGTCGCAGATCGGCTCTGATACCATGAGCATCGCACTTGACGGCGCACCGGGCGCGTTTGATGCTGCGTCATCAGAAACGAGCAGCGGATCGGCGATCAAAGCTTATGGTTCTGGCAAGTTTGATTTGCAAATTGCACGCTACCTGCGCAAGTATCAAATGTCCGATCTGTTTGGTGTAACCGGTGGACCAATCGACGCTGCAGCAGTCGTGCAAACGCTTGTTGATGGTGTTGGCCTCACAATGACAGATCTGTTGTGCAACCTGTTTGGGTCTTTGTCTACTTCAAGCGATGCAGGATCCGACATGGACGTCGACGCGTTCTATGGTGGTATGTTTGCTCTAAACCTGGCAAACGCTGCAAGCACTCCAGATGCGCCATATTCGCTTGTGATTGCTCCAAAGCAAATGAACCAACTGCGAAACTCTTTGCGCGCAGAAGGTGGCGACGGTGTAAAGCCTGGTTCATACTTGAATTTCCGTGAGGAAACAGGCCAAATCACTAAAGCAAGTGCACCTGGATACCAGGGCAATTTTCAAGGTGTCGACATCTGGCAAAGCGACAGCATTGCGACTGTTGATGCAGGCGCGCATTTTGCTGCAGCAATGTTTGCAAAGGATGCATTTGCATACACAATGGCGCCTGTGCGTGCTTTGAGCGGTGCACATGTACCAGAAAGTAACATTTTGATCGATGCTGGAGAGCTTCTTGTCGAGCTGTCCCGTGACAGTGACGCAGGCCTGACAACCGCCGTTGCATCGATGTTCTGCGCTGTATCAGAAGCGCAAGATGCACTTGGCGTGCTTATCAAGTCCGACGTGTAAACCACCACGGGCGGCCGTTGCCTTTTCCTGTTGTGCAGCGGCCGCCCATTTTTTCAAGGGGAAACAATGAGCCAAACCATTACATTGACGCAACCAAAGCGGGACGTGCAGACTGTAG